ATGGTTTTGATGGTGATGCTTTAGAAATAACACAAAATGGTACTCAAATTACAAGCGATATTTATATATACGCCGGCACAGGCACAACTAATGCTCATGGTTTAAGCAGTGGTGATTTAATTCAATATTTAAGTGATACACCTCTGTTAGGTTTGCAAAATGGTGGATTCTATTATTTACAAGCAGTAAATGCAAACGCAATGTCACTTTATATGGATAAGCAAAGTGCCATACACGGCAATGCCGATTCTCTTATACGTTTCGGTAGAAGTCAAGTATCTGGAACAGCAACAATTCGAAAAGCAACAATGGTTGATCTTAAAAGAGCAGGAACAGGTACTCAAACTTTGACTGCTAGTACAGTTGGATCTTCTGATGGTGTTTATACTATTGCTGCACTTGATGGTAGTGATAATACACAGTTTACAATGTCTGCCTCATCTCAAATTAATGATAGAGTAGTTGGTTTTAACTCGGATAACGCAGTTTGGATAGAACAAGATGCAATTTACTTGCCGGATCACTATTTTGTAGATAAACAACCTGTTACATACGCCGCAGAAACCACTGTAGTAACAGGTTTGACAGATAGTACTGTATATTATATTATTAGACAAAGTAGAAACTGGGTCAGATTAGCAACAAGTGAAGCCAATGCAGCAGCGGGCACATATATTAGTTTAACCGGAAAAGGAAGTGGAGCCCATACTTTAACTGCAGATTCTGTAGCCGGTCAAATAATTGGTGAAGGCACAGTAAGTGTTGACTCTGGTAGTGCTGTAGTAACAGGTACTGATACTAACTTTACTTCATTCTTTAACACTGGTGATAGTATAACTTTATATCAAGCAGCAGACATTACAGATCTTGATGTGTCCAGTATTAATATCACTACAGATGTTTTTACTACAGCAACACATAATCTTACAACTGAAGATATGCTAATAATGAATGCTGGAACTGCACCAGCAGGAACTACAAATGGATATATCTACTATGTTGCAGTAGTAACAACCACAACATTTACTATTCATCCAACTGCTGCAGATGCTACTGCTGGTACAAATACTATTGATATTAGTGATGTTGGGTCTAGTGTTTCATTTCAAATATACAATGATTTAGGAGCAGCCTATACACGAACTATTAAAACAGTTACTGGACCTGGTAACTTGGAGTTGACTGCTAATGCAGATTTCTCGCTTGACACACAAAACTACGCAATTGGAACATCATTGCTAATTCGTGCAGATGGATTTGCAATACACAGACCATATGATGGCGGTGTTGATCTAGTACCTTCAAAGAACCCCGATAGCACTATGATACGTCAAACTAGAAGATATTTTAGATATCAATCTGGTAAGAGTATTCAAGTTTCATTTGCTATAAATTTTAGTCCAACAACACAAATTGAAAAAATGGTTTATGATTCTGGTACAGATCTTGCCACAATAACTACTCGTCATCCTCATAGACTTGCTGACTCGCTTAGTGTAGTAGTTTCAAATGCTACGACAACAAGCCCTTCAAATTATTGGAATGGAACTCATGCTATTGACAGTATTGTAGATGATTACAATTTCAAAGTAACTTTGAGCGGAGGAGATCCTACAACGGATGCAGTTACAGGTGCTGGTGGATTACCAGAATTCTATGTATCAAGTTGGACAAACAGTGCTTTACGTTGTGGTTTATTTGATGATCAGAACGGATTGTTCTTTGAATATGATGGATCAACTCTCTATTGTTGTAGAAGAAGTTCTATTACACAACTAAGTGGAACTGCATCTGTTGCGTTTAGAAGTGGACAAATTACTGGAACCAATACTAGATTTACTAGTCAAGTTGCAGTTGGAGATAAACTTGTTATTAAAGGACAGACGCACGTTGTAACAAACATAGCAAGCGACACTTCACTGTATATTATGCCTTCTTATCGAGGCGTAGATAATTCAAATGTAATCATTACAAAAACAGAAGTTACTCGAGTTGCACAGGCCAACTGGAACCTAGATCCATGTGATGGCACTGGGCCAACAGGGTTCTTCTTAAGGCCGTATCGTATTCAAATGGCGTATATTGATTATAGTTGGTATGGTGCTGGTAAAGTACGGTTTGGATTTAAAGATCAAAGAGGACAGGTTGTCTATGTGCATGAATTTATACACAACAACCAGAATACCGAAGCATACATGCGTTCTGGTAACTTGCCTGCTAGATATGAAATTGAAAACATTGGTACACCGACTTATGTTCCTGCGCTTGCACACTGGGGTACTTCAGTTATTATGGATGGTAAATTTGATCCTGATAATGCTTATCTATTCACTGCATCAAGTAATAACGTTCAGCTCACTGGTAGTAATGAAGTGACAGTCTCTGCTAGAGCAGAAACTACTAATTATTATTACTATTTTTATAATAATAGATGGTACACATTGGGAAGAGCACTTCTCATTGAGACTCCTAGTTTTGTTTATAACTCTATTCCCGGCGGTGTTAGTATTACCGGAGCAAACCTCACAAGCACAAAAACTCAAAATCCAAGTACATTCTTTGGCTTGCCTAGTCAACCGTATCAAGTTAGTTTAAGAACAAGATACGGAAGCACTGGTGCATCTGCAACTGAAGAGATAAGAAATCTTTTGTTGCTTGACAGGGCTCCAACTGGAACTTCTGGCACTGATAGCGACTACACAGCAACAATATCAACAACTGGTGCACCGGTAGTTTATGATGTACCTCTTATTAGTATTAGACTAGCACCTTCAGTTGATACAAATACTCCGGGATTCTTAGGTGAGAGAGAAATTATCAATCGTATGCAGTTGATTCTTAATTCAGTTGGTATTCTTACAACACACAACTGTAGAATTACTTTACGATTGAATGGTCTCATAACAAATACTTCCTGGGAACGAGTACAAAACCCGAGCTTGAGTCAACTTATATATCATACAAACCAAGATAGTATTAGTGGAGGAATTGATATATTTGAATTTAGAGCACAGGGTGGAACGGGTACAAGTGGCAGAAGTGCGGTTGTTACTGACCAAGATCTTGGAGAAATTGTTACGCTTGGTAATTCTATTCTCGGAGGCGACAACGTGTTCCCAGATGGTCCTGATGTACTAACAATTGTTGCTATACTATCAGAAGATCCCTCTACTGTGTCAACAAGTAATCCATTCAACGTAACAGGTAGAATATCATGGTCGGAATCTCAGGCTTAATAACAGGAACAAACTAATGCCCCACGCTCGGTTTTATACCAGAGACTATTTGGGAGAGATGGTTAGCGCAAATACAAGTTGGAAAACACGCAATGATCCAGACAGTATGACCTGGGTTGAAAAAACTATTTTCAATGAAGAACATAATAGTGTTGCGCATGTTATAGGTAACAGCACATCAAGAAAAGATTTTAATTTACCTTTACTAAAAGGACAACACGGTGGCGAAGGTGGCGTACAGAGTGTTGGACAAACTTATGGATGCAATTTACTCTACAAAGATTTTGCTCCGGATTTTTTAATTTGCACTAACAAAATTATTTGTAAAGAATTAGTAGACAGTGGTTATTGCGAAGATAATATTGTTTACTCCAATGTAAAAAATATACTACAACACCCAGGCCACTTTCATTTATATCCAAAATTATTTACAGCAAGCATAGGCAATTTAGCACTTAGACTAGCATGTGCTGATGGTCATAAGACTGTTTTTATGTTGGGTATGACAACCTACAATACAGAAACAGATAATATATACTATGAACAACATGAAGTGTATAAAACTGTAAATCAGTCTGGTGCTAATAACAAACTAGTTAATGACAGTTGTAAAATATTTTTAACTTATCCAGATGTAAAATTTTATTATGTGTGTAAAGATCCTGGACTAATGCCGGAAGAATATAACTGGTGTCCTAATGTAGAAGAAATTACAGTACTACAGTATTATAATCTAGCACAGTTAGGTGCTATTGCACATTAGATCTTCTATAGTTTGTATTTTATCTATTATCTCATCAATTTTAAATGTAGTAAACACACCGGGATGTAATGGTTTAGGCCAACTGTCTAGTTTACTCCAAGCATAACCTTTGTGTTCTTTGTTAAGTTTTGGTACAAATTCTTCTTCTACTACACAAACATATGTGCTATAACAAAAGTTATTTTTACTATTGGTAAACTTTTCAACTGGGATAGTTTTAAGCACTAGTGGCATAAAGCCTATTTCTTCTACTATTTCACGTTGTAGTGCAGTGTATTCTGTTTCGTCTCGTTCAACTTTACCGCCAACAAATGCCCATGTACTGTCATACCGCGCACCGTTGCGCAGTACAAATAAATAACGTCCAGTTGTTTTGCTTAAGAACAGTGCGCCTACACTGCTATTAAATGACGATACTCCAGTCGCCTGCTCGATATTCGCCTTCATAGGATTTTACCCATTCTGTGCCTGTATACTTGTATTGTAGTCCAGTATTACTATTTGTCATATAGTGTATACCCTCTTCTGCACTACTGTCAAATGCTACTTGCCAGTCTGTACCGTTATACTCGATAATGTCATTTGCACCTGCAACTAAACTACCCCATGCATCAGGCCCATCTGTGTTACTTGAATTACCTATTGCATTAAGCACTAGATATCTTTGTCCTGTTGCGGCAGTGGCTAATCCTGCATCAGGTGCGCTACGCAAAGGATTAATAATTTTGTCCACTGCAGATATGTCATTTGTTGGAATTGTATCACTTTGCACAGTCCATAGTAGTTTATATGGATCACTAGGATGGAAGGCAATTGTGCCTACTATTTCTGCAGAACCTCCTGTTTCTAATCGTATTTGACTAATACCGCTTTGTAGTTCACCATATTGGTTTATAAGTGCTGCCCAACTTACATCATCTGTCCCTACTTTTTCTGGTGGATCATTTAATGGACTGTAATCAACTTTGTTTGTTGTAGATTCATTACGATCTAAAATTTGTATTGTATTACCAAGCACAACAATGCCAAAGTTCATAGGCGTAAACTTCATACGTTCGCCTAACAGTATCTGGCCATCAATAACACCGTCTGCAATGCCACCTTGATCATCATATATACTTGCAACAATTTTATTAATAACACCAAGTTTCTTAACTTTTGCAGGTGCAGTTAACCAAATTGGAACTGTAAACTGTAGTGTGCTTATGTCTATTTGTTCATCAACTCCTACAGGTACTGCTCTGCTTGACCATTGTGTAGCGGCAAGTTCTATATAACTTAAACTTGTCCAATCCAAATAATTATCTGTGCTTTGTATTTCTAGTGCAGGATTAAACAATACAAGTATTTGTTCTAGTAGTTGTAGTTTTTGATTTGTATTGCTACTCCAAATATCTACACTCATCTGCAGTGTATAAGGCACAGGCATTAAACGTTCAACTGTAAATGCATTTCCTTGTTGTGTAGTGTAACTGTTTGTATTAGGATCAAACTTTCTCATGCGAATATGTTTTTTGTCTACAAAACTAGGATCCTGTCTACGTTCTGGGTTGTACTCTAATCCAGTAATATAGCAACTAATCATTGGTGCTGGCTGTATTTTGTTTTCACTATTCTCACGAATAATACTGCTAACCATCCGTGTTGCATCTCCATACTTTACCGGCACAGTAAGCAGGGTGGTGTTGCCATCACGGTCTTTGCCATACTCAACTTGAAAGTTACTAAATGCACGAATAAACTGCAATAGAAAACGTCTTATTTGTTGGTCGTAGAAGAATTGCTGTGCCATTAGTCTTCCCTAGGTTTCAGTGCGTCACTTAGACTTTGTCTACTTGTTGCTGTGGTATTATCGTCTGCAGTAAACGTGCTTGTGTTATTGATGAAGCCATCTCTCTGTGTATTTCCAGTGCCAGGTGTAAGAGCAGAACGTACATCATCTTCTACTTTTTGCCAACGTGAGCCACTGTAGCGGAAAAGTCTATTAGGTAAAAAGTCTAAACGCAATACAT